AAGAGGCTCTCAAAAAATACCTAGCAGCATTACACATTAACGCAAACGAACAAAAAGAAGCGAGCATCTTTAATCTTATTCGAGAGCACCTACTTCAGGAATTTGATGCTGTTTACACAACAAAAGAACCAATACCACTTAGTCAGATAGCAGCCAAAAGAGATGGAGCTAACGCAGCAATTGGAGGAGGTGCTGAGGACGGTGATGCATCGGATGACAAGATCGAAGGCAAAAAAGCTTTTCTCACAGTTTCTGAACTTAAACCAGCTCAGACAGAGATTATAAAAGAAAAGGCCTTTGCAATGGCAATTCAAGCATTGCTTAAGGGTAAGTGGGATGGAATTGATCTTGGAGCTATTATATCCAACGACAATTACATCATGGATGGTCATCACAGATGGGCCGCAACTTCTCTAATAGACCCAAATGCAAAAGTGCAGGGTACAGTAATCGATCTACCGGGAGGACCGCTTGTTACTGCCTTAAACGTGATCACAGTGGGTAAGCTGGGAATTACTAGAGGAAACAAAGGGCGAGGAAGTGTTGCGCAGTTTACTGGAGATAATATGTCTAATGTGATTGATGACGCCTTAGCAAACGGTATTCGAGGCGAACACCCAGTCAAAGCTGAGGATGTAAAATTAGCATTAGGGAAGATGCCAAATGCAAATGGCAATCCTCAAGTCGGTAAGGAGCTGATCATGAAGAATGCTGATGCTCTTCCAAAGCAAATCATGCCAGGAGCGCCTGATCGTATTGATATGCCCGTAATTAACGGAGACAAAGTTGCAATGGTACAAAAAATGTTAGAAAAGGGACTAATTGACCTTGAAGCACCGTACCTTCCGAAAGTAAAAACAGCTTTTAATATAAAAGAACATAAAATGACAAAGAAAGATTTAAAACAACTACAAGAGTTGACATTTACATCAGCAGGAATCCCAGAGCTTATTCAGTTGGTATATGATAAGAAGGACTTGTTACCAAAACTAGGATACAAGGATATGAAACATTTTTTAGATTGGATCAAAAGTTGGGATCAAGAGGAGCATAAAGTCGTAGTAGATAAACTAAAGACTATGAGTATTCCAGGAGCTGATAAGTTAATCCACGAAATCGTAAACGATCTTCAATCAAAACATAGACAAAAACTCGAAGAGGAGTTAGTACGTCGTTTAGTAAGAAAACACTTACGTGAAGCTGAGGGTGAAGAGGGAGCTCCAACAGCAGATCCAAAGGAGAAAAAACCAGAACCAGAGAAGGTGCAAGATGAACCAGGACTAGATCCTGAGTTGGCTGAGATTACCGATCTTTACATTAAAAAATTAAAGAACGCACAGTCTGCAGTTGATCAGAGTGATGTGGTTGAGATTATTGGCCAACTACTTGACAGCTTTGGTTACGGAAACCAAGATAAATTAACAGTACTTCAGGGTGCAAAAGAATTATCAGTACGATGAGCAAGTTAGATATTTTAATCGAGAATGCAATCAAAGCCGTTGCAACAAACAAAAAATTCTTAAAAGAGGGTAAAGGTCAAGATGCAGCAACAGATTTGATTCTCAAATTACGCAGAACTCTGTACCCTAAGTTGAGTGATATGGAGTTGGATGAGTTTAAAAAAGAGATGGTTCAACACTTCGATGCAGAGCTAAAAGAAGCTAAGCAGGGGTCTTCTATCGCAAAACGCTTGAGAGAAGACACTGAATATCAAAAGTTCTTCAAGCAAGCAATGGAGAAGTTCGACATCAACTCTCCAGCCGACCTTAAAGATCCAGAAAGAAAGAAATCGTTTTTTGACTATATTGACAAAAACTACTCTGCTAAAAACGAAGCAGCAATGGCGTTTCAAACAATGCCAGGATTCGAACCAGCAGTTAACAAGATTAAGTCAGTAATGCAGACGTTCTTTCAAAAACTAGAAAGAGCTCCTCGCGATGTGCAAAGAGATTTTGCTCAAATGTACAATTCAATTATTGGTAATGGTAGACGCCTTACAAAACTCGAGCTTGAAAAAATTGTTGATGTATTAGAGCCGGTATTAACATCTGCTGGGTTTAACCTTAAATTAAAGAACCAAGAGCTCACTGTCGCACTTACACAAGCACTAAAACAAACTAAAAACCTTCAAAGCAAAGTACCGGCAACTGTATTGAAAGAGGATTACTTTCCAACTACTGGAAGTGATGAACCAAATCTGAGAGATGCAAAAAAAGCATTAGCAAAGTGGTTTATGAATACAAAGCGCAATCCAAACACTCCTAGTGGACAGGCTTCGGCAGGAACTTTGAGTAAACAACAATTAGACATCTTACATGATCTTATTGATGACTATGCACTAGCGTATGCTCAAGACTATATGGACAACATCGACATGGAGCGAAACACATTCTAAGATGAAATTAGAAGTCACAAAGACAAACCAAATACTAGCTGCAGTAATCTTGTTACTGCTTGGTTACATTATCGTTACAAGTACTACGTCAAACGTAAGTGTAAAAGATCCTGTTTATGAAAACAAGATTGATAGTCTAAACCGAGCAATCGCAGATTACCAAAAACAGCAGCTTGTGTTGGATGGAAAGATTTCAAAATACGAACTAGATATTAAAAAGCTCGATAACGAAATCGATTCAACAAAACAAGTAATAATTGACCAAAGAAAATACTATGGCAACAAGATTAAAAATGCTGGTAAGTACACTGCTACTGAGCTTGACACTTTTTTCACAAACCGGTACAAATAACAAACAACAACCTACTGTTTGTATTCCTGAGAGCATAGCACAAAAGATTGCAGTAGATTTGCTGCGTCTTGATTCTGTGTCTGTTGAATTAACAACAACTCAACAAGTATTACGTAAGACTGAAACAAAGGTAGCTAAGCAGGATAGTGTAATTCAAACCTATCTAGAGAAAATCCAAACCTATCAAAAAGAGAGTGCAGCTCAAACAGAGCGATACGAAACTTGTGCTGGTAGAGTTACAAAGCTAGAAAAAGACGTTACAACTCTTACCGAGAAAAACAGAAAACTTAAAAATCTAGCAAAAGGTCTAGGTGGAGGACTTGTGGCATCTCTCGGAACTCTTGTACTACTAATAGCATTAAAGTAGTATGAGTGAGCAGCCTACATTAAAGGCTTTAATCAAAGCCGAGTACGTTAAGTGTGCAAAGGATCCCGTATACTTCATGAAGAAGTATTGCTTAATCCAGCACCCAACTAAAGGCAAGATACCTTTCAAGCTGTTTCCATATCAGGAAGAACTTACAAACGATATTCAAGAAAACGACAGGGTTGTAATTCTCAAATCTCGGCAGTTAGGTATATCAACTCTATCAGCAGGATACTCGTTGTGGATGATGTTATTCCACACAGACAAGAATATCCTGGTAGTAGCGATTGACCAAAACACATCAAAGAACCTTGTAACTAAGGTGAATGTAATGTTCGAGAATTTGCCTAGTTGGTTAAAGATGCGAACAACAGAGAAAAATAAACTCTCACTAAGACTCGCAAATGGATCGCAGATTAAAGCGGTAGCAAGCTCAGGAACATCAGGACGATCAGAAGCATTATCATTAGTAATTATCGATGAGGCCGCGTTCGTTGACAATGCTGAGGAGTTATGGGCATCACTACAACAAACACTATCAACTGGTGGTAAGGGTGTGATTCTAAGTACACCAAACGGTACTGGAAATTTCTTTCACAAGATATGGGTAGCTTCCGAGGAAGGTCGCAACCAATTCCATACCAAAAGACTTCCATGGCAAGTACACCCAGATCGTACACAAGAGTGGAGAGATAGACAGGATACGGAGTTAGGTTTACGTCTAGCTGCTCAGGAGTGTGACTGCGACTTTAGCACATCCGGTAACACTGTTGTACATCCAGAACTCTTAACATTCTATCGTGAAACCTATATGCAAGAACCTTCTGAGAAGAGAGGGTTTGATGGAAACTACTGGATATGGGAGATACCAAACTACAACAAAAACTACATTATCGTAGCCGACGTTGCTCGTGGAGATGCAACTGACTTTTCCGCTTTCCACGTTATTGA